CAACCCCACTTGATGTAGCGATATTAGGTACGGCGGCGGCAGATATTGTTGATATAACACCTTATGTAACTCAATGCTACATACGCCGTGCCTTTAATAGATCATCTGATTCTTTTACAGGCGGTACAGCACGCATAACTTTTGTTGATGAAACAGGTCAATTTAACCCGGCCAATACCGGATCAAGTTTATATGGCAAAATAAAACCAATGCGTAAGATTCGCTTTACAGCCGCGTACTTAGGCACAACCTATAACTTAGGTTCATTTTATGTACAAGAATGGAATTACCAAAGCCCTACTGGATTTGATCCAGCGTATGTAACATTGTCTTGCGTAGATGGATTCCAATTATTAAACCTTACAACTATTACATCTGTTAGCGGTGGCACAGCCGGGCAAACTACGGCACAAAGAATTTCAAGTTTGTTGGATGCCGGAGAGTGGCCAGGTGGTATGCGTGATATTTCAACCACTGCAACTACTACCGTACAGGCAGATGATGGATCATCAAGATCATTATTATCATCCTGCCAGGTTGTAGAAGGCACAGACTTAGGGGCTTTTTGGATGGATCAAAGAGGGTATGCAAAATTTTATTCCCGCAATGACATCATAATTGCAGAAGGTGGCACGGTAACTAAATTTAGTGATGTGCCAGGATCAGGTGATATTACCTATCAGGCAGTAGAGTTTGATATTTCAGATTATCAAATGATTAACAAGGTAACTGTAACACCAAATGGATTAAGTGGTCAGACCGCATTTAATTCTGCAAGTATTGATGATTATTTTCAGCATAGCCGGGTTAGAAGCGGCATTATGCAAACTGAATCAGATGCTTTAAATCAAGCACAAATGATCATTGCATCAAGAAAAGAACAAGGCGTTAATATTCAATTGAATTCATTAACCGTTGATGCCTATGGTTCAAATGACCCTAGCCGGGTTATAGCCGCCTTAAATTTAGATATATTTGATCCAATAGAGGTAACTCAAACCTTGCCGGCGGGTAATGTGGTTACTGATTCCGTCATAGCCGGTTTGACTTATCAGATTACACCCAAATCTTTTATGGTTACTTTTAGTTGCGCCCAACCCTTTGCAGTAGGATTTTTGTTAGACTCTACCGTTGATGGAAAACTTGATGAAGATTTTTTGGCTTATTAGGGAGTATAAATAAATGGCAACCTTTTCCGTTGGTCAGGTTTTAACGGCGGCTCAGATGAACTCTATCGCCAATCTAAGCGTTAGAGCAGTTACGGCCACATCAGACACTTTAGTTGTAACTGATGCAGATAATAAACTTATTACATATTCAAACACAGGCACAACTACAATTACTATTCCACCTTATTCAAGCGTGGCTATGACTACTGGATCAGTTGTAAATCTTATTAAAATTGGCTCAGCCGGCACAGTATCTATTGTGCAAGGTGCGGGTGTTACCCTTGCATCAGCCGGTGCTACATCTACCAACCCAACCATTACTGGACAATTTAAAGCCGCTAGTATAATTAAAGTTAGTACAGATTCTTGGTACTGTGTTGGTGGCATTGCATAATGTCTTTAATTCTTGGGATACTGGCACAATCAGCCGGTGCGGCTGGTGGTGGTACTAGTTACGAATCAATAGCAACTTTTAGCGTTGGTTCAGGTGGTACGGCTAATGTTGAGTTTACCTCTATTCCATCTACTTACACACATTTGCAAATTAGAGGAATAGCAAGAAAAAATGGTGCATCAAATGATACCGCAGGTATACTTATGACTTTCAACGGAGATACTGCCTCATCATATAATACGCATTATTTACAAGGTGATGGCTCTAGTGCCGTTGCTTATACAAGTGGTGCAAGTAGGGCTAATATTGAATCTATATATTTTGCTGGTGGCGGTATGACTGCTAATACCTTTGGTGTACAGATAATTGATATTTTAGATTATGCAAATACAAACAAATACAAAACAACAAGACAGTTAAGTGGAGTTAGTAGTAACGCATCATCAGCAATAGATTATATTTTATTTGGTTCAGGTTTATGGCGTTCAACATCTGCTATTACTTCAATTACCTTAACTGGTAACGACTTTGTTCAATACTCACAATTCGCCTTATACGGCATTAAGGGGTCATAATGGCTGCTGGTTCAACATATACTCCAATAGCGACTACTACTTTAGGTAGTGCGCAAGCAAGCGTTACATTTTCAAGTATTAGCGGAAGTTATACTGATTTAGTTTTAATTATTAACGGCGCATTATCGTCTAGTACCGCTGATATATTACTTACATTCAATTCTGATAGTGGCTCAAATTATTCAACAACAAAACTTGCAGGTTCGGGTAGTTCGGCTATATCTAGCCGAGTTTCTAATCAAAATAGTATTCCTTTGGAATGGTATGCGTATTTAGATACAACTTATGCTTACAATTCTATTACCAATATATTTAATTATTCCAATACCACCACTTACAAAACTTTAATTGCTAGAGCAAACCAAGCGGCAACTGGTGTTAATGCAAATGTTGGTTTATGGCGTAGTACTTCTGCTATTACCACTATTTTATTAACTGCTAGTGCAAGCACTTTTGTTTCAGGCTCAACCTTCACTCTCTACGGAATAGCGGCGGCATAATGGCAAATACATATACTTTAATTGAAAGTAAAACTCTTGGCAGTAATACTGCAAGTGTAGAGTTCACTTCCATACCGCAAACTTATACTGATTTATTGTTAAAAACTAGCGTAAGAACTAGTAATAACAATTTTGATAGCATTATGATAAGACCTAACAGTTCCTCTACAAATCTATCTACCAAATGGATTCAAGGGGTTTTCACGCCTTCAGGTTCGGTGGTGTCTGAAAGTTATTCTTTTATTTTATTGCGAGCAAATGGGAATGACAGTACTGCTAATACTTTCAGTAATGGAGAGGCATATTTTCCAAATTACGCTGGAAGTAATTACAAATCAATGAACCTTGATTCAGTTACGGAAAGTAATGGCGGAAATACTTTAATGGTTTTGGCGGCTGGATTATGGTCAAATACCAGCGCAATAACTTCGTTGTATATGGTTACTGAATCAGGCGGTAATTTTTTAACTAATTCAACTTTTTACTTATACGGAATATCTAACTCATAAGGAGAAACAATGCCAACTAAACTAATAATCAATTGTGAAACAGGAGAGCAAACAGAGGTGGAATTAACTGCCGAGGAAATTGCTCAAAGAGAGGCAGACGCTAAGGCGTATGAGGCTGACAAAAAAGCCAAAGATGCTGAGTTAGCCGCGCAAGCCAAAGTTAAGGCTGATGTATTAAAAAGGTTAGGGCTTACAGAAGATGAAGCCAAGGCACTATTATCTTAATGATAGGTGATGGCAATTATTAGAGAACTCACTAGCCCAAATGGATGGCCGGCTAGTGAGGATCGGCAAGCCATAGGTATTCAATCTTTTGTTATACCTGGCACTAAAACTAAAATTGCCTGTTCAAAAGCCGTTGCGCCTTTGTTGATAAACTTTTGTAAAGAATTTCATGAATCAGTTGAGCCAATAAATGAAGGCCAACTAGATGATTGGGGATACGCGTTTAGAATGACTAGATCATCTGATCGGGTATTAAGCAATCACGCATCCGGTACTGCCATTGACTTAAATGCAATTAAGCATCCTTTGGGCAAGTCAAATACATTTAATAAGGATCAGCGTAATACAATTAACCTACTAATAACTAAATATGGATTAAATTGGGGCGGTAATTACAAGAAGCGTAAAGATGATATGCATTTTGAAATAGCATTAAGTCAATATGAAGTTGAACAAAAAATCAAAGAGTTAGGATTAAAATGAAAATTACTGCAAAACAAAAAGAAGTAATTAAGTCATATCTAAGAAGCATTGCGGCGGCAACAGTTACAACCTTGTTGGCTTTGGTTGCAGATGTTAAACCTGAATATGCAATTTTAGCCGGTGCTTTAGTCGCACCTTTGATACGCTATCTTGATCCTAAAGATGATAAATTCGGGATCAATAGTTAATGAGCGCAAGTGATTGGGCGGCTTTTGCCGTATCAACCGTAACCATTTTAGGCGCATTGGTCGCTTCAGTTCGGTGGTTGGTTAAGCATTATCTAAGTGAGTTAAAGCCTGATAATAATGGCCGCCATAACTTAGAAGGCCGTGTTGCACGCATAGAAGAAAAATTAGACACGCTGTACCAAATTCTCATATCTAAGAAGTAAGTCAGCCCTATCCCTTACCCTATGGCCATGAAGATGTGCGTGGTTGTACCTAGTAGGGGTAGGCCTGAAAATGCCGAAAGGTTAGCCCAGGCATTTAAGGATACCGGTGCAGAAGCCGACCTATACATTGTTATAGATAATGATGATCCTAAATGGAATGAGTACGCTAAAAGTGAGAACTATAAAAAACTACCGGCAGATAATAAAACAGGTGGTTGTGCTAAATCTCTTAATACCGGTGCGGTTCTTCTTTTGGATATTACTAAGTATCCTTTATATGATTATTTTGTTTTCATGGGTGATGATCACTTACCTAGAACCCAGGGCTGGGATAAAGCCTTTATTCAAGCGTTAAAACATAATGCTGGTATTGCTTACGGTGATGATCTATTGCAAGGCGAAAATTTACCAACAGCCTATGCAACTACGCGTGAAGTAGTTGATGAACTCAGGGGTATGACATTTCCAGGATGCATACATTTATATTTTGATAATTTTGTTAAACAATTGGGCATTGATTTAAAATGTTTAAAGTATTTACCTGATGTAATAATTGAGCATATACACCCGGCGGCAGGTAAGGCAGAATTAGATGAAGGATATGAAAGAGTTAATCAACCTTTATGGTATGAACAAGATTTATTGACATTGCAACAATATATTAGATCACAGGAATACGCTGATTTAGTAGAAAAATTAAGATGAAGATTAGGTTAAGGCCAGCCCACACGGCAGAAGAATTAGCAAACATTTATAGTAAACCACATAATCATTTAGCGTTTGCTGACCACATTGAAAGAGTAAACAAGAGTATTGAGATGCTAAAAGCATTTGATACTTATGAATCTATTGCTGACTTATCTGCCGGCAATGCGGCCATAATAAATGCTTTGAAATCTGATAATAAGTACATAGGTGATTTTGCTGATAGTTATGAATTTATAGGCCACATTGATGAAACCATAGAAAAGATACCGGTGGTTGATTTGTTTATCTGTTCTGAAACCCTAGAGCATTTAGATGATCCTGAAGCGACTTTAAAAAAGATTAGAGCAAAAACTAAATACTTATTTGTAAGTACACCATGTGGTGAATCAAATGCTAACAACATAGAACATTACTGGGGTTGGGATAATGAGGATGTAAAACAAATGTTAATTGATGCAGGCTTTGATCCTGTTGAATATTTTTTATTAGAGTTTTCAGGCGGTGTCTATAATTTTCAGATGTGGATTTGTAAATGAACATATTGATTACCGGATCACATGGCTTTGTAGGTAGAGCCTTTAGGCGTGCATTACCTAATGCCAATTTAACTTTAGTTGATCTCAAACAAGGCGTTGATTGCCGTAAATTCTTTGCATTAGAAAAGAAGCAATATGATCTTGTAATTCATTTGGCCGCAGTAGTCGGTGGCCGGATGCTTATAGAGAATGAACCGTTAGCCTTAGCGGTTGATCTAGCCATTGATGCTGAGTTTGCATCTTGGGCAATGAGAACTAAACAACCCTATCTTGTTTATTTTTCATCATCAGCCGCTTATCCTATTGAACTACAAACACTATCTAAGAAGAAGAAGTTAAAAGAAAAAGATATTAACTTTAATAAAATAGGTAAGCCGGATATGACTTATGGCTGGTCAAAACTTACCGGTGAAATGCTAATGAATTACTTGCGTGAAGAAGGCGCACAGGTATTAACTCTTAGACCATTTAGCGGCTACGGCACAGATCAAGATTTAGATTATCCATTTCCATCAATTATTGAACGCGCAATTATGAACGCTAACCCTTTCAACATTTGGGGTAAGGCAACTACTACTAGGGATTTCATACACATTGATGACATAGTAGAAGCGGTATTAACTATGGTTCAAAACAATTGCAATCAAACAATAAATCTATGTACAGGCCGGGCAACCACATTTATGGAATTGGCTCAAATAGCCTTGAAAGTCCTGGGATATGAAAAGACACCTGCTAAACGGTTTAGGGTTTTAACCGATAAGCCGGCAGGTGTGGCCTACCGGGTGGGTGATCCAACCATGATGAGCGATTACTACACCCCAAAAATTAGTCTTGAAGAAGGTGTTGAGCGTGCTGTTCGCGGCCTTGTATGATCTAAAATTGACCTACTATGGCCACTAAAAAAACTAATAAAACTGTAAAGCGTAGAAGGCGTGCGCCGCGCAAGGCTGAGCAATTAAATAAACTGGAAACTCATTATGTAACCCTTAATGAGATGTACCGTGCGGCCAAAGCCGCCGGATTCACAAATGAAGTTGACTATTGGTTAATTACTGAGCCGGGTGTATCAATACCTGATTGGATCACAGAGAATAAACCAAATGAGATAGTTCCCCGCATTGATCCAACAGATGATGAG